TGTCCTTAATGGCTAAAAAAACGCCCTGTGACTTTTTACCCTTAGCAAGGTTGCAGCGCTTGCAAGCAGCTACTAAGTTGTCCAAACTCATAGGGTCACCGCCGCTAGCTATAGGTATTACGTGATCAACCTGGCTTGCCTCGCCACCACAGTAATAACACACCCAACCTGAGGCATTGAGTACTTGTAATCTCCTGGCCTTATAACGCCTTTGATCTCTAGGGTCTTTAGCTCTCATTAGTAATGGCCTACTCTCTTGTGTCTATCTAATGCTTTGCATACATCACCCTTGTACAGCTTATGATTATTAATATATTTTAATCCTAAATCAATTTGCTTATAAGGGTTGGTTTCTTTCATCTTTAATAGCTGTGGAATACCAAAGGCTGTTGAGTGTTTGTTATCAGCTGTTGGTGACCAATTGCTTTCTAATCTCCATAAGGTGACCAAACATCTATATTGCTTATCATTACCTAATTTCATATGAGCATAGAGTTTATATAGCTCTTTGTTTTGATCATCACCTATTGCTGGCGTAATCCCAATTACACATAGCGCGGCCAATAGCGCAAAACTACGCCTGCGAGCTATCCGCCTCAGCGGCTCGCCAGCGAGTTGTGAGCGTACCGTACGTGTCAAGGGTAAACCCATATTGTGGATAACTAACGCGTGGTGCTGGCGTGTCATCCACAGGTTATTAAGGGTTGTGGATAACTTTTTATGCATCCTTGCCCCAGCCCGTACCTTTAAAGCTGATGCCTGGGGCGCTGTAAATCTGCCTCATCATCACGTTACAGCAATACGGTGTTGTGTGTTCAGCCATACGTTCAACTGTCTCATAACGTACGTTACAGACTATGCACTCATACTCATACGTTGGCATCATCTAGCCCAACTACTAAACAAACGCTCATACAACCGCATTTGCAGCATTGTAGGGTTTTAACGTTAGGCGGTAGGTTATCGCTGACTATGCGCTCAATCTGATCAGTTACTTTCTTACACTTTCTACACTCAAACCGTATGATATCCATATACAGCCTCTCCAATCATAGCCAGGTGTTGCATAGGGTGCAGGTCTGCACGTGGGATTAGGTAGCTATCGCCAGTAATAAGCTCTGACCTGTATTTATCTTGCTTTGCTAGCTGTACTGGAAACCAACCCATTACAACATAAACAGGCATACGGCCAATAACCAATATAGCTATGTCGCTGTCTCTGTCTATGCTGCTAATGATCAGGTTGCCATTACGGCGGTAGGTGTGCTTTACCTCTACGTTTTCGCCTATGTCAGCCTTATCCTTGTATGTCTCATTTGAGGGCTCATAGTCCATAATGCCCAGGTACTCAGCTGCGGCGGTTTCAGCGCCCACAGCATCAATTTGCTTTGTAGCAAACTCAGCAAAGCTGCCACCGTTGCGCTCTTGATCATAATTCTTTTTGGTACTCACACCGTCATACTGTGTTTTGTACCGCTTAGCTCTTATGATGCCTGTATCTATGGCTACGTTTGCTTGCCTAACATCTAGCACTACTTTAAACACTAGCGGCACTCCTTACAAAACCATATAAGGTTTTCTTTAGAGTGGCTTTTCTGATAGCCAAAAGGATCAAGCTGGCTAATCTTGCTGCACCTGTCACAGCTCTCTACTTTGTACTCAGCCACAACCTCACCGTTTTTTAACAGTTTGCCTGTCATAGCTTGTATGTTAATGATCTCTGAGTAATCGCTCATAGCAACACCCAGCCAATCAAGGCTAGACATAGCAAAACCTCAATAATAACGAGCGCTTTAATTAGTCGTTGTTTTGTCATATTTGAGGTTTCCAGGTGCCGTCACTTGTCAATACGTACCAATAAGGGTCACATTGAGTAGCTTTGCTCTTTTCAACGCAACTGTAATTACCCCAGGCTTTACCTGTTTTGGCACTAACGCCCTCACGCCAAACGCGTGCGCCGTGTTTGCACTCAGGCTTGCCCTCAACCACGCTGGCACCTAACTCATCAGCTACGTTTTTAATGGTTGTAGCTATTGCATTTGTGGCCCAAAGGTCATCAGTAATAGGGGCAACATCACGTGTAGATAACGCCTCTACCTTTTCCATATCTTGCTTTGTGCTGCGAGCTATGCCCCCAGGTGTGAGCAGGCCTATAACTCTGCCGTAACAGCTTGTGATCGCATTTTCTACCCAAAAATGTAGATTTACGCCGCGGTCTGATCTAACCTCTAACGCATAATCTACAGCGCTGGGCTTTTCGTCATCATAATTACGGTAGGCCTCGCCTCTTACCAATATATAACCTTTTGTTATATCTATGTCCTCAATATAAGCAACTAGCCGCATAGTTGGAAACTCTGAGCGCGCCCTAATAATCCTGGCGTTAACATCCTCATAGCCCTCTAGAAAATTGCTCATTTGATTAGCTCCGCATCACGTAGAGCTTTGGCAATATTGCGCCCACGTACAAAACCCTCACCGTGGCCGTGTTTAAAGCCAATTGAGTAGCCAATTACCATAAACATAAAGCCCATACCGCAAGCGGCAAGGCCTATTAATAAGTCCAAACTGTTCATACTTCGCCCTTTGTTAAGGCCGATTAAGCTACTAACGCGAGTAGCCCTCTCAGCGTGTGTAACAAAAGTATGAGGGTAAGGGCTGACAAAACGCAATAAGACACGCCCTATTTTGCTAAGCGATCCTCTAACAGCATTTCGTAAATCTTGTCCACGCGGGCCTCAATACGGTCAACACGGCCCCTTAGGTTATGCCCGCCATTACCGTCAGGCTTTAGCTCTGCCAGGTAGTACTTAACTAAGTGGCGTATAAGCCCAGCTGCTAGCCCCAAAATGGTAAAACTACCTAAAGCTATACCAACTAGCAGCTGAGCCTGTTCCATTATTTAGCGCCTACGCCTAATTGCTTTTCTGAGGGCTGCAAGGCCTTTAGTAGTGGCCCGATTAGGCCAGCAATAAAGGCATTAGCCAATACTTTAGGGTCTGAGATACCCGACATATACAAAGCTGCCACGCTTGCCAAAGAGGCACGCGCGTAAGATTTTGCAGCTGCAATTGCTTGCTCTTTCATTTATTAGCTCCTGTAATGCCCTTAGTTTATTTGTGTAAGTACGCACACGGTATTAGTACCTGATGCGGTTACGCCGTACAGCGCCTCGTGATCTCCTACCGGCAACTCCATTTTGTCACCATTATCTAGCTTGTAGCCGTTTGCTGTGCTGACATCAGCAGCGCCAATATAAACCACACCGCCGCCTGAGTTGTGTAGCCATACTGTTTGATCAAAGTTTGTTGCGGCAGCTAATATTGTGGCTGTCGTGCCTACAATTACTTGTGTGCTAGTTGGCATTTGCTTGCTCCAATTTTTTAATAAAGGCCTCTACCTTTTCAGGCTTTATGGCTACCTCAAAATGCATCTCATCTTTTCTATTTTTGTAATCTCCGCCCCAGGTTAGGCCGTACTTTTTAGCCAGCGCGCGGATCATAGGCACCTTGCCAGGCTCAAACGTTCCAACCTTGCCTAGAGCGTGTTGTGTCGCGTTAAGGTCTATAGCTGTACCTGAGCTGTGGTTACTCAGTTTGTCAGTTGTACCTCGTACCATACGGAAACAGTAGCCCCAATCATCCAAACCGCCTGTGTCTATTGGCTCAATAAGTGTATGAAACTCAGCGGCAAAGCCAACAAGCAACGGTGCAACCTTTTCAGCGCAGCGCAGCTTAATTGTTGTGCCAGGTACAGGGTAAGACTTTATGCCTATCTCGGCCTGATCCTTAGATGCTGGCCAGCCGTTGTAGCTAGTCTCCACTCGGCGCACTTGGAATAGTTGCATCGTAGGCGTTGCCACCTTGTAAAGGTAGGTCGCGTAGAGCTTGTCGGTAAGTTGCCCAGGCATTTTTATCGGTTGGTGCGTCTGTGAGCATCGTCCAATCGGTGGAAGCTAACTCCATATTACGCCATAACTTAATCTGCTCCCATTTTTGCTCATTAGTAGCGTCTGGAAACATTGGGTTAAATTGAAATACCATTTTATGCAGCCTCATAACTAAATTGGACGCGAATAGCGTCACCTGTTGTCCAAGTCATTGGGATAGTAGATGACATTCCAGCATTTGATTGAGTAGCCAAACCACTAGCTGAGGTATAAGCCTTATATGCATTTAAAGAAACTTTATTGGTGCCCTCCCAAGTAACTTTACCCCAGATACCAGCGGTCCCAGCATCTAGAATAAATAAATCACCAACCAATGTTTGGAAAAGATAATCAACCGAAGCTACTGGCAAAGTTATTTCGGGCGATGAACTAATTGAGGTTGTGGATCCAAAAGTTAAATAGCCTCGCACTTGGACAAACTTTCCGATTTGGATATAACTAAACGCCTGTGTTCCATTTCCTACTGTTAAGTTGGTCCAAGTCGGCGTATAACTACTTACTGATCCAGCCGAAGCCGTAGCCCATTTTACTTTATACGGGCTTACCGTTGTATCTGCCGTTAATACCTGGCCAGTTGTACCAATAGGCAGGTTATCGTAAGTGCCGTTACCTGTACCTACTACGATATCGCCGCTTGCCGTAATTGTTGTAGCCATATCATTAGTAATAGTTACGGTGCCGCTTGTGCCACCGCCAGTAATACCTACGCCTGCGGTTACGCCCTCAATATCACCTGTTGCACCTGAGGCAACCCAGGCTGCGCCGTCATAATACCAAAGTCCGTTAGTGTCTTTTGTAAAAGCAAATTGCCCCTCTTGTGGTGAGGTAATTGCAGCGTTACGAGCTGCGGCGCTGGCAAATACCAATACGCCTTGCATCAAATAGCCGTTAACATCAGCTGCGGTTAATACCTCACCTGTTGTAAAGGTTTTAAAACCTAATCCAGCTGCCATAATTTTGCTCCTTAATAGGCCAATACGCCGCTGTCAAGCAAGCCGTATATGGATGAGTCTAATATAAAGCCGTCAATAATAGGCTCTAAAGTGGTTAGTGTTGTTTTCCAGCTGTTAGGGGTAATGGTTTGTGCCACGCCAAACACCTGCAAAGTTTTAGTTAGCGTTGAGCCGCCAGGTTGGTTAGTTGTAATGGTTACTGGGTCAAAATAATCAAGGCCTAAAGCCGCAATAATGCCAGCATTGTAATTGTCTGTGTATAAATCTAGTTTGATAGCATCACAACGGATAGAGGTTTCAGCGCGTGAGGCAATATAGGCACGCGCGTAATCCAGGGCTACCGCATCAGTTTCCATTAAAAGGTTTTGTTGGTTATAGCTATGGATAAAGTACTTATCTATGCTGGCTTGATTGATAGCTGTTTGAGCCGTACCGCCTGTACGAGTAATAGAGGCTGAGTTATAAACTAAAGTATCGTCTAATCTCCAAACCGCATCAAAATAGCCTATGTCTGTGCCGTTGTCGTTAAACACAACAGGGGCTTTACCTGTGCTGCCAGCGGTTACAGCTCTATCCTGGAAAACAAAAGAGCCTGAGGCATCAACATAGAGGGCGCCGTACTCACTTATCTCTACCGTTTGCATAGCTGCAAGGCTTGTACGTGCCGTGCCTGGGTCATTTTGCATAGTAGTTAAACCCGCATCTACGTCACGCATAGTTGCAGGCCAGCCAATTTGATCCAAAATCTCATTAATGCGTGTGCCTGATAGCTGCCCAGCTGCCGCACCTGCCACGGTGCTAATCTGAGCATTTTGAGCAAGCCTAAAAGCATCCACAGCTGTAATAGTTGTGTACACAACATCATTAGCGTTTTTAGGCGTAGTGGTTGTGTAGGTTGTAATAAAGCCTGAAAAGATAGGGTAGGTAGTTGCCCCATAGGTAGCCGTAATTTGCACTTTACGCATAGGGGTCAATAGCGTGTAATAAGGGCTGGCTGGGTTTTGAGGGTTAAAATCGCCGTTTTGATCCACGATACGCATAGTAAGAGTGCCTGTTTGAAATTGATCAGCCTGAGGGTTGCGGCCTCGCATAGTTTGTATGCTGTCAACCACGTTTGAAACATCAACAATAACTGATGCGCTATCAGCCAAAATATTGGTGCCTAAGATACCGCTATCCAAAACCATAGCCTGAGCAAAGCTAGGCCCAGTACTAAAGTTAATAACCGCGTTAATTACTGGGATTGTCATACGGCAATAGCCCCTGCGTAATTAAGATTGTTACCAAACCTGTT